TAAAGGAAATTCCCTACTTCCATGCAATATCTCAGCATTATGATAGGGTTCAGTTTTGGCGTGAACAAAAAAGAAAGTGTATTGAGGGGTATTGGGTAGGTGGTAAATGGATGCCTGGAATTCTTTATTATTATATAAATTTTCATAAGATTAGATTTGAGGACGCCTCAGGTTTATCCCGTAGTATTGGTTTACCATGGCTTAGGGATATAGAGTGGGAGAAAGCTTATATATATGAAGAGGCTTGTGGATTTAGTGGTTTTGAATTAGATACTGAGTATACTTGTGATAGGAAATATGGCCCTGAAAAAGAGAAGGCTTTAAAGTACGGTTTTATACTTGAGAAGGATTTAAAGGATAAAAAATATATGCCTGTAAGAGAATACTTAAATAGGAGTTTTCTTAAAAATATGGGTAAGCCTCTTTATCAAAATGAGGCTAAGAATGTTATTGATATGGAGGCTAGAGGAGGTGGTAAAAGTTACTGGGCTTCAGCTTGTATTTTACATAACTTTCTGTTTGATGCTGCTACGGATTATGACTACTATTTAGCTAGGAAACAGGAAGGTAATCCCCTAACTTCAGAAACATTAGTAGGAGCTATTGACCAAAAATATAGTACAGATTTACTAAATAAGGTTAAACTCGCCTATGAAAATCTAGCTGATAAACAGATACATAAAGTTGGTAAAGAAGATAAAATATTTCCATCTCCTCTGTTTGTTTCACATACAGGTTCATTTGCTCCTAGTAGAGCTGTTGAATCTGCTAGTAAATCTTTGATACATCATAGAACTTTTGAGGACAACCCTCTAGCAGCGAATGGTACACGTCCCAATAAAGCTTTTCTTGAAGAAGTTGGTTTTATGAATAATATAGTTGAGGCTTGGGGAGCTATTGAAGCTACACAAGCTTCTGCGGAGTTTAAGCGTTTAGTTATATACGCATTAGGTACTGGTGGACTAACTAACGCTGGTACAGCTCTTTATACACAAGAGATATTTTATAATCCTGAAGGATTTAATTGTCTTGTTTTTGAAGACCTTTGGGAAAGTAGAGGTAAAATAGGATATTTCTTACCTGCTTATATGACTTTAAATAAGTTTAAAAAGACTGAGAATTTTATAACAGATACTAAAAATGCTATAACATATCTTGAAGATGAAAGAATTAGGTCTAAAAAGGCATCTAATCTTAAATATCAATTAGAGCTTATTAATAGGCCTATAAAACCATCTGAAGTATTTTTAACACAGGATGGTAACTTCTTTCCAACAGTAGAACTTAAAGAAAGACTCGCTGAAGTATTGTCAAATCCTAAAATTCTTGATACTACTTTAAAAGGTAGACTTCAAATGGATGAAAATGCTGTATTAAAGTGGGTAAATACTGATGATGAGCCTATTAGAGATTTTCCAGTTAAACAACATTTAAATAGAAATGGTTCTATAGAAATATTTGAACACCCTCCGTATGAGGATTATAGGGCAATTCCCTATGGAAGATATCTTGCAGGTATTGACCCTTATGATGATGATACTTCTACTACAGACTCTTTCGGGTGTACTCTAATTATGGATTCATTAACTAATAGGATAGTTGCTGAATATACAGGTAGACCAAAAACAGCTAAAGAATACTATGAGAATGTTCGTAGGTTATTAAGATATTATAATGCTTTGGCTAACTATGAAAATAATAAGAAGGGGTTATTTCAATATTTTGAATATAAAAACTGCTTATATTTATTGTCCCCAACTTTACAATTTTTAAAAGACCAGAATATTGTAAAAAATGTTTTAATGGGAAATACTTCCTATGGAACATGTGCGTCTGAGTCTGTTAATAAATATGCAAGAGAATTAATTAAAACTTGGTTACTTGAACAAGCCTATGATAGACCTGAAGGAGTAACTAATTTAAATCTTATTAAATCACCTGCTTTATTAAAGGAGCTAATATCTTGGCATGTTAAAATAAATAATGCTGATAGGATTTCAGCTTTAGGAATGTTAATGCTTATAAAAGAAGATAGGGCTAAAATAGATATAGATGTTGAATCTAAGAGAGTTAAGACTAAAGCTGTTGATGCTTTCTTTAAAAGATTAAATCCTAATATTAGTAGAAACCCTATATATTAGCTATAGGGAATTTAAAAAAAACATAAAAAGCTTGACTTTTAAAAAAATAATGATTATCTTTACAACTTTTCTAATTTTTATAATATGATATTAAATGAAAGATTAAGGTCTTTTCCAGTTCAAACAAAGGCAGACAGTGAGAAGAATATTAAGTGGCAGAAAGAATGCATTGAGGCTGCTGAAGATTTATGTTGTTTTTTGGATGAAAAGGTTAGAACTTCTTACTTTAATAAGAAAACAAGTTACAATTTATACGATGATATTCTTGATGAATCAGATGTTCATAAAGTAGTTAATCCATATAAATTACCAAATTTTGATGCCCCTGCTAAAATACAAAATTATCCAATTGCTAATAAATATATACAACTTCTTGTAGGTGAAGAGCTTAATAGAAGATTTGAATATAAAATAGTTGTCGGTAACAGTGATGCTGTTTCTGAAAAAGAGAAGCAATTAGTTGAGATTTTTAGAGCCGAGATAATGAGGATAATTCAAGAACAAAATCTTGATGAAGCTGCTTTACAAAAGAGGCTTGAAAAAATTGAACAAGATATGTATTATGATTACCAAGATATTAGGGAAAAAACAGCTTCTCAAATTTTAAAATATTTATGGAGAGAACAGGGTTTAAAAGAAAAATTTAATGATGGCTTTAAAGACGCATTAATAGCGGGAGAAGAAATTTATTGTTGTGATATAGTTGCTGGAGAACCTATAGTTAGAAGAGTAAATCCTTTAAATTTATATACAATACGTTCAGGCGAATCTTGTAGAATAGAAGATGCGGATATTATAGTAGAGGACAGCTATCTATCTATTGGTGAGATAATTGATAATTATTATGAATTTCTTTCAACAGAAGAAGTTAGAAAAATAGAGAACGGTGATTTCTTATCTACAGGTTCAAATGGTTTACTGGGATATGGTAGGGGAGAGGCTTCTTTTTCAATATCATCTATGGAGAGTGAGTCTGGTTCTTTTATAGAAGTTAATACAAAACATAGTCAAAATGGTTTAGGCACTTTTGATGAATATGGTAATATTAGGGTAATAAGAGTTGTTTGGAAGTCTAAACGTAAGCTACAAAAATTAAAATATTATGATGAATTCGGGGAAGAACAGAAGGATATAGTAGATGAAAATTATAAAGCTAATAAAGATTTAGGTGAGGAAGTGGAAACTATTTGGGTAAATGAATGGTGGGAGGGTACTCGCATAGGCACTGATATTTATGTTAAAATACAACCAAGACCTATCCAATTTAGAAGATTAACAAATCTTTCTATATGTGCATCAGGATATATCGGAACAGTTTACAATACAAATGATGGTAAAGGAAGGTCATTAATGGATAGATTAAAACCTTATCAATACTTATATAATGTTTTTATGTATAGAACTGAATTAGCTTTTGCTAGATTTAAAGGACCTATATATGAATTAGATTTATCCAAAGTTCCTGAAGAATGGCAGATGGACCAATGGATTTACTACGCTGAAGTTTTAGGTTGGGCGGCTATTGACCCTTTTAGAGAAGGAAATAAAGGAAAAGCCACTGGTCAATTAGCAGGTAATTTTAATACAACAGGTAAAGTATTAAATGCTGATATGGGAAACTATATACAACATAATATCAACATGTTATCAATGCTAGATAATGCTATGGCACAAGTTGCTGGTATTTCCCCACAAAGACTTGGGGCTGTTGACAATAGAGAAACACTGGGGGGAGTTGAAAGAGCTGTAACTCAATCTTCTCATATAACAGAGTCTTGGTTCTCTACACATGATAATACAAAACTTAGAGTATTATCTGTTCTTTTAGAAACAGCTAAATTTGCATGGAAAGGTAAAAATCTTAAAAAACAGTATATTCTTGATGACCAATCATTAGCAATGCTTGATATGGAAGGTGATATTATAAATGAAGTCGATTTTGATATACATGTAACAAGCTCTTCTAAAACACTTGAACTTGAACAGGCTATTAAGCAACTTGCTCAAGCAGGTCTTCAAAATGATAAATTAAATTTTACACAACTTATAGATATCTATACTACTGAATCTCTTGGTGTAATGCGTAAGAAGATTCAGAAAGCTGAAGAAGATGCTATTAAACGTCAGCAGGAGCAAATGCAAATGCAGCAGCAAATGCAACAAGAACAGTTACAAGCACAGGCTCAAAATGAACAGGCTAAAAGAGACCATGAACTTATTAAACTTGATAAGGAACTTGAAAATGAGATTTTACTTAAACAATTTGATAAAGAACTTACTGATTCTGATAAAGATGGTATTCCAGATGCAGCTGAAGTTATTAGAGAAGAAACACGTTTAAAAATAGAAGAGTTAAAAATTAGACATGATGAACAAGAGTCTGATAAACAACGTAGTTTTGAAGCTAAAGAAAATGATAAAGAAAGAGAAAATAAACTAAAAATAGCACGGTCAAAAGGACAAAGTGTAAAGAATTAGCTATAAGGAATTTAAATATATTAAAAAAAACTTGCTTTTGTTAAAGTTTAGTATTAACTTTGTAAATTAACCAATATAATAAATATGAGTAAAGAAGACTTATTTAAAGACTTTGATTTTGAGACATTGAATCATAATCAATTTTTGGACATTAAGGAATCTGTATCGGGGGAAGCTGATAAGGATTTTGAAAAATTAGAAATAATAGACGAAAATGAAGAAGAGGAAGATGAACATAAAGATTCAAAAAAGAAAGAAGACAATAATCTAATAGATATTGAAGATGAAGAAATAGAAAACTCTGGAGCCCCTATACATAATGTAGATTCTTCTCTACTTCTTCCCCTAGCTTCTGCACTGCATGAAAAGGGGCTCCTTTCTTCCTTTAACGAGGAAGAATTTAATAAAAAAGTAAAAGAAGAATATGACGGAGACGCTGTTGAAGCATTTTTAGACTTTGTTGATATAGAAATAGAAAACAGGGCTAATTTTATAAATTCAGCTTTAAACCAAGAACAACGTGCTTATTTAGAAGCACTTGCTACTGGAATACCCACAGATTTCTATGCTTCTCAAAAAGCAAATCAAGTGAAGTATGAAACCATTAGTGAGGATGAACTTGAGAATAGCGAGGAGTTACAAAAAAATGTAGTTAAAGATTACCTTAAAGCCACTACAAAATTTAGCGATTCTAAAATTGATAAGGTAATCACTGATAAACTTGATACAGGTGCTCTATTAGAAGAGGCTAAAGAAGCCGTTGTAGAATTAAAGTCTATATCTAAAGATGCTATTGAAAAAGCAAAAAAAGAACAAGAGCGTTCAACTAAAGAATTTGAAGAACAAAATAGACGTCAATTAGAAAGTATAAAAGAAGATATTAGTAAGACTGTTGATATATTAGGAATAAAAATAAATAAGAAACTTCAAGATACTATTTATCAATCTATGACTGTTCCAGTTAAGAAAACTCCAGACGGTGTTTATTTAAATGCTTTAGCTGCTAAAAGAGCTGAGAATCCTTTAGAGTTTGAAAAAAAATTACACTTCTTGTTTCACATAACTAAAGGCTTTGAAGATTTTGAACCTTTAAAAAAACCAGTTAAATCTTCTGCTGTACAAGAATTAAAAGAAGTATTAGATAGTAGAAGACAAACTACTTTTAAAAGTGGTAAAACCTCTTCCTCAAGAAAACATGATACTAATTTTGAAGAGGCTGGATATATAAATGAACTAAGTAAATTAATCAGTAAAATAAAATAATAACCCAATTAAATATAAATAAACGATGAGAATATCTCCATTACAATCTTACGAGCCCAAAGACTTTTCTGGGTTAGTAACAAAAAATCACTTGGGAGCTCTATATATGATAGAGAACCAATTTGCGTCTAAACTTATTGCTAAAATCCATGAAATAAATTTTGGTATGGATTTAGACCGCTATTTAGACCAGTTTTCCCCTCTTTACTTGGATACCGATGATGATTTCAAATGGGTATTACAGGGAAGCGAAGGAAAAAATGTTCCTTTAATTGAGGCCCGTATAGCAGGTACTGCTGTTACTGGTGCTTCTGAAGCTGGTAAATCTTATACTGAATTTGAACTTGTTTTTCCAGAGGCTTATTTTTCTGACACCAATCTTATTGTAGGTGAACAAAATGAGTTGTATCCAATTCAAATAGTTTCTGACCCTATTCCAGAAGGAGCAAATTGGGTTTACAAATGTAAATTATTTACAGGCGACCCTGATTTATTTATTCCTTACGAAGAGATTGTATCTGGAAAAAGATTCTCAAAAGAATGGAGTCCTGTAGAACAAACTCTTTCTACTAAAGGTGGAACCCCTAATTATACATCTCCTTTCCAAATGAAGAATGGTTTTACTATGATTCGCATGGAAGATACTCGTCCAGGTAATATGATTTCTCGTCCAGTTGCTTTTGGCTGGAAAGGTGAAGATGGTAAAGTTTATAATACTTGGATGCAATATCAAGATTATCAATTTGAGCGTCAATTCCGTAAACAAAAATCTCGCTTATTAATGTATGCTACATATAATAAAGCTTCTGATGGCACTTACAAACAAAAAGGAAAATCGGGCTATGAGATTCAACAAGGAGCAGGTATCAAACAACAAATGGAAAGTTCTAATACAGCTTTTTATAACAAATTTGATATTAAATGGTTAACTCGTATTTTACTTGACCTTTCTGTTGGTAAAATTTCTGAAGGCCGTAGAGAATTTGTTTTACGTACAGGTGAGTGGGGAATGTTACAATTTCACGAAGCTCTTGAAAACTATGCTTCTCTTTATACCCCTTTATTTGACCCAAATCGTGTTTATAAGGGAAAAGGAAATGCTATGGGTTTCAGAGGACAATTCCTTGAATACATGGGGCCAAACGGTGTTGTTGTAAAACTAATGCATGACCCACACAAAGATGACCCTGAAAGAAATAAAATAGTTCATCCAGACGGTGGTCTTGCTGAATCTTATGTATATGATATACTTGATATGGGTGATGACCAAAATGGCGAACCTAATATCCGTAAAGTATACATTAAAGGACAAGACGATATTATGGGTTATGAGCCAGGTTTAAGAAATCCATTTACTCCAGACTTGCGTAATAATGTTATGGCATCTTCTATAGATGGTTATAAAATTCACCGTGCAAGTATTTGTGGTGCTATGGTTAAAGACCCTACTAGAACAGCGTCTTTGAAACCTTCAATTTTAAATATCTAATAATAAATAATTAAACACTATGGAGAAGAAACTAGAAGTTAAGAATGTGTTAAAAAATGAAAAAGTAACAGTTACTCCTATATTTCGTAGGGGTAACTGGTTACCTAAAGGGCATGACGGGGAGTTCATGTTTACAGGTGCAAAACAAAGATTTTGTGTACCAAGGTTACCAAATGGGGCTTTAGCTGACCCTCTTACTGAGGATGAGCGTAAGTTTTTTGAAAGTGCTGAAGGTGGACTATCTTTAAAACCAGGTGATTTATCAGTCTATAAAAAAGATGATAATTACTGGGAAAGAATGGAAATTGTTCTTGATAAGAATGGCGTAACTTTAGATTTAAGTAATCCTATGGATTATATTCGTTATGCTATTTTAAGAGCTAATAAACATTTAATTGCTCCTACTTTATCTGAAGCTTTAAAAAAGGCTTCTTATAAATTTGCTCTTGTTAAAGACGAAGAAAAACATGTTAGTAAAGTTAAATCAGCTGATAAAAATAAAGAAGCTTGGATGGAATTTGGTAAAATATCAGACAGTCCTGAAAGAATGATGAATTTCTTAAAAGTTTATGGTAAAAATGTTGCCAAGAACAGTAAAAGAGATTTCTTAGTTGGGCAGATTTCTGATATAATCGAAATAGACATTGATGGTTTTTTAAAAGTTATTACTGATGAAAATTACTCTATTAAATGTTTTATTCACACATGTATTGATAAAGGTGTTGTTATAAGAGAAGGAAAAACTAATTATTATATACCTTCATTGGAGGCTAAATTTAATAATTTATTTGAACTTATAAACTACTTAAATAACATTGAAAATCAAGAAAGTTATTTACGTTTACAAGCCCTTTGTGAAGCCTAATGACTGCTAATGAGATGAAATATGACTTCTTATTGAAGTATGATAAGTTAACAAACTTCAACGCTCCTGGTTATACAGACAAGGAGATTGGTAGGATATTAACTTCTGCTCAAGACGAATTTATTCATACTCGTTATGCACCAAAAGGTAATAAATACAGAGAAGGTTTTGAGGAAACTGAAAGACGTTCTAAAGATTTAGCTGAACTTATTAGAGGACCTAAAAACTCCTCTAATAGTTTAGTTACTTCAATAAGTACAGCACAAGATGAAACTGTTGAAAATGGTTTATTTTTTGACATACCTGAAGATGTTCTTTATGTAATATCTGAAGAAGCCGTTGTTGATGTTAAAAACTGTAAAATAGAACAATATTTAAGAATACCAGTTAAAAGAGTTACACATGATTACTATACAATAAATAAAAGAAATCCAAACAGGCGTCCATATATTGATGGTACTGATGGTTTAGTTTGGCGTATAGATTATAGTAAGAGTCAATCCGCTACTCCGACAAGAAGAATAGAATTGGTAACAGACGGTTCATTTAATGTAATTGAATATTACCTTAGATATATTAAGAAACCAATAGAAATTATACCTTATTTACCTTTAAATCAAGGTGGTGATGGTACTACAACAATATTACAGAGTTGTGAACTTGATGATTCTACACACCCTGAAATAGTTAATATAGCTGTTAGGGTTG